ATTTTCAAGAGGTGTAGATAAAGTTTTTAGTACAGCTGGAAAATATGCTAAAAAAGCATACGATAAAATTAAAAAGTAGGTTTATAAAACACAACTAAATAATTGATATTGATCGATGTTATGTCGCATTTGATAATATCAAAAAAGAATGAAGTGCATCTTCAGATTGAGTCTGATATGCACGTTTATTATGAGTTAGCAGACTATTTCACCTTTGAAGTGCCTGGTGCAAAGTTTATGCCAACTTATAAAAATAAGTATTGGGACGGAAAAATAAGGTTATTTAATATTCAGAACAATCAGATATATGTTGGACTCTTAGATAAGATTGTACAATTTTGTAAAGATCATGAATACACTTATGAATTTGTTAAAAGCAAGTTCTATGGTTTACCATTTGAAGAGAATCCAACAATATCAAAAGAAGGTGTAAAGGATTATATTACTTCAATATCTAAGTATAAACCTAGAGATTATCAGGTTGATGGGATATATGATGCCTTAAAATATAATCGTAAACTATTGATATCTCCAACTGCTTCAGGAAAGTCACTGATGATATACGGGATTGTGAGATATTACGTTGAAAGAAATCAAAATACTCTGATTGTTGTTCCAACGACTTCCCTTGTAGAACAAATGTATAAAGACTTTGAGGACTATGGATGGGATGTAGGTTCATACTGTCATAAAATATATGCTGGAAAAGAAAGAGTCACTGATTCACAAGTAATTATTACAACTTGGCAATCAATCTATAAACTACCTCGAAAGTATTTTGATCGTTTTTCTGTAGTAATTGGTGATGAAGCACATCAGTTTAAATCTAAATCTCTTATATCTATCATGACAAAACTTGGAAATGCCAAGTATCGTTATGGGTTTACAGGAACACTTGATGGAACTCAGACACATAAGTGGGTATTAGAGGGTTTATTTGGTCCTTCTTATAAAATTATTAAGACTGACGAACTCATGAAGAAAGGTCATGTTGCGACGTTGGATATTAACGTGCTTCTATTGAAACACCCACCAAATAAATTTGAAACATTTGAGGATGAGATACAATATATCATTACTCATAATCGTAGAAATAACTTTATTCGAAATCTTGCTTTAGATTTAAAAGGTAATACACTTATACTATTTGCTAGAGTTGAAGGTCATGGATTGCCTCTATATGAATTGATAAATAAAAATAAGTCACCTAATCAAAAAGTCTTTTTTGTTCATGGTGGTGTTGATGCTCAAGAAAGAGAGCAAGTTAGAGAAATTACTGAGAGGGAGGAAAATGCAATTATTATTGCGTCGTATGGGACTTTTAGTACTGGTATTAATATTAAGCGATTATATAACGTCATCTTCGCGTCGCCATCAAAATCTAGAATACGAAATCTTCAGTCAATAGGAAGAGTTCTAAGAAAAGGTAACAAAAAGACCAGTGCAACTTTATATGATATTGCTGATGATATCAGCTACAAGTCACGTAGAAATTACACACTCAATCATTTGATTGAAAGAATTAAAGTCTACAATGAAGAAAACTTTAATTATGATATAGTAAACATACCACTAAAAAATTAATGGAAGAAGAATTTCACGCAATAATTAAATTGGTATCTGGAGAAGAAATTTTTTCTCTAGTGATGGTAGAGAATCCTGATGATGAAGATCCTCTATTAGTATTACAAAATCCTTTAATAATGTATATGCATAGTTCTGGTCGTAGTCAATACATTAAAGTAAAACCTTGGTTAGACTTAACTGATGAAGATATCTGTATGATAAGACTAAGCAAAGTGATTACAATGACTGAAAGTAAAAATGAAAGATTGATTGCTATATACGATAATTTTATTGATGAAGAAATTAAAGGTGAACCTATTACAAAATATCAAGGATCGGGAAAAATTCAACCAGATTCTAAAATGGGTTACATTTCAAATGTAAAAGATGCCCGAAAGAAACTGGAAGCTGATTATAACCTTAAAGAAGATTCGAAAGAGAGCTAATCTATCCCTTCGAACCTCTACAAAGGTTATTGTACATACTTTTGACCACCTTGTCAAGAGCTTGACTTTGTGTTATAATAAATCTAACCGTAACAAGGAGTACCGATGTAATGCCTAGAAAAAAGACGGAACACTATGTAAACAACAAAGAGTTGCTAGAAGCAATGATTGTTTATAGAGGTAAAGTTGCTATAGCAAGAGAAAAATTTATTAAGAAGCATAAGCAAGATCCCCCTAAATCAGGCCCATGGGAAGGTAAACCACCTATTCCAAACTATTTGGGTGAGTGTTTTTTAAAGATAGCAACACACCTTTCATATAAACCAAACTTTGTAAACTACATGTTTCGTGAGGACATGATATCAGATGGAATCGAAAATTGCGTTCAGTACATACATAACTTTGATCCTGAGAAATCCAAAAATCCTTTTGCTTACTTTACGCAGATTATACATTATGCGTTTCTCAGAAGAATTCAAAAAGAGAAAAAACAATTAGACATTAAAACAAAAATCATTGAAAAGACTGGATTTGATGAAGTTATGATGGTTGATGATACTGCTCTTACAGGTAGTAGTTCTGATTATAATTCAATTAAAGATCAAATACAATATAGAAATAGATGAAGGTTGCTATTATAACAGATACTCATTACGGGGCTAGAAAGGGTTCTAAGCACCTTCATGATTATTTTGAACTGTTCTATAAGAATGTCTTCTTTCCTTCCTTAGAGGAGCATAAGATAGACACTGTGGTTCATATGGGTGATATTTTCGATAGCCGTAAAGCAATTGATCTACAGAGTCTTGAGTGGGCAAAGAGAGTTGTATTTGAACCATTAAAGAAATATAAGGTTTATCTTGCGATAGGTAATCATGATTGTTATTATAAGAATACCAATAATGTAAACTCTCCACAATTATTATTAAAAAGTTATCCTAACATAAGAACTTATTCTGAACCAGTAGAAATTAAGTTAGATAAATTAAAGGTATTATTTTTACCTTGGATAAATTCTGAAAACTTTAATGAAACAAAAGAATTAATTGAATCAACCAAAGCAAAGATTGCTATGGGTCATCTTGAATTAAATGGATTCAGAGCTACTCGTGGCCATCTAATGGAAACTGGTATGGATATTGATATATTCAATAAGTTTGAAAAGGTATTTTCTGGTCATTTTCATACAAGATCTAATGATGGAAAAATTTATTATTTGGGTAATCCATATGAGATGTTCTGGAATGATGTAAATGATCCAAGAGGATTTCATATATTCGATACGGAAACCCTCACCCATACACCTGTTAACAATCCTTATAAATTATTCTATAATATCTATTACGAAGATACTAATTATAAGTTATTTGATGCTAGAGAATATGAAGATAAAATTGTAAAGGTGATTGTTCGTCATAAATCTAGTGTAAAAGACTTTGAAAAATTTATTGATAAGTTGTACCAGGTCGGGGTTCAAGACTTAAAAATTGTTGAAAATTTTGATATTCACGAAAATGCAGACTTTGATGTTGATGAGGATGAGAATACTCTTTCTATTCTAAGTCGTTACATTGATGAATCTGAATTTGAATATGATAAGAATATCATTAAAGATATTTTCCAGAATCTTTATAGACAAGCTTGCGAGGTAGAGTAATGTGGTTACTCACAATTAAAGATAAACAGAATGAAGGTGCCTATGCTGTTCAAGATGGGTATGGGGATAAAGTTTTGTTTTTGTTTGAGCAAGAGGATGATGCTGAAAGATATGCTATGATGATAAATGAGCAAGATGTTAAACGTCAGATGGATATTATAGAAGTTGAAGACGAACTTGCATTAAAGACGTGTAAGATGTATAATTACAAATATGCAGTGATTACACCTGATGATATTGTGATTCCACCTAAGAATGATAACGTTTAAGAACTTAAAGTATAGAAATTTTCTAAGTTCTGGACAACACTGGACTGATATAAATTTCCAAGAATATAATACTAATTTGGTTATAGGAACAAATGGTTCTGGGAAATCCACTATGTTGGATGCCCTGACCTTTGCTTTGTTTAATAAACCATTTCGTAAAATTAATAAATCGCAACTAATTAATACTACTAATGAAAAAGATACTCTTGTAGAAGTAGAGTTTTCTGTAAACAGTAGAGATTATTTGGTTCGTCGTGGTATCAAACCAAATATATTTGATATAGAAGTTAATGGAGAAGCACTCCATAGACAGGCTGATGATAGAAGTAATCAAAAAATATTAGAAGAAAATATTCTTAAGGTAAATTATAAATCATTCACACAAATCGTCATACTAGGAAGTAGTACATTTGTTCCCTTTATGCAGTTAACAGGGAGTAATCGTAGAGAGGTTATTGAAGACTTACTTGATATTCGTATATTCTCTACTATGAATGCTCTCATGAGAGATAAAATGCGTGTT